CATCTTTTGACCCCATTAAACTCACCCATTAAAACGGTGGGTGGCATCCGTTAATACATTCTCGCTTGTTTTTTATTGGCCTGCAACTGGCTGCACAATCTGACCTTGCAGTATCTCTTGCACTGCCTGGGCGTTTGTCATGGCCATGTTCTGCACAGTTTCGTCAACTTTGCCCAATGTTTCAAGCGTCTGAGCACGCTTCAACTCAGCACTGGCCACAGTCTCCACGGTGTCAGCACGGGCTTTCGCTGCCTTGGCCAGTTCACCCTCGGCGGCTGCCTGGAGGTACATGGCGTTCGGGTCTTGCGGCTTGCCTTGCATCTCGGCCATGAGTTCCTGAGCCTCGTCATCGGTAGGCTGAACAACACCCATGCGCAACAACTTCTTGCGGAAATACGCATTCGCATCGCCGACACCTTCGCCTTCCATGTTCATCATTGCCATGGCGGTCAGCACTTGCGCTGTCTCGGGGTCGGTCGTGATTTGCAGCATTCCAGTTAATGCCCTGACGGTGGCTGCACGCTTGCTGCTGCTGGATGGTCCGACCTCGGCAACCACATCAAAGGTCGCTGTGCTGAGATCGTTCTCCATAACCATTGCGCCCGTCTCGGTGTTAATCATGGGCTTCATGAGCTCAATCATGCTTGACTCACCAGTTGGTGCGATGGTTTTCATCTTGCGCTTATTTTCGACGTAGATTTCCTTGGCCATTGAGAGCCAGATTTCACCGCAGCGCTTCATGCCCTTGGCAAAGTTGCTCATGTAGATGAACGTCTGCATGTCCACGCGGGTCTGAATCATCTCCACAGCCTTTCCAGACACGCCCGAAACCATCTTGTCAGCGCCTTGCGGGTTGCCAAGGATGTCTTGCATGTCCTGCTCGGTGATTTGCAAGAGTGCAGCCATAGCCGGAGGGATAGCGGCTGATCTTGTGTAAGCAACAGGGCCAGTGATTTGCGTGCTTCCATCGGCTCCTGTGACAGGGTTAATCAGCAAATATGGGTAGTCTCTAAGGTTGTCTTCGGCCCACATTAGTTGATGGCCAGCCACTTGCTCTGGGAGCATGATGGGCTTTTCCACGCTGGACAGGGCTGAGATTTCACCCAGCTTTGACAGTTGCATGTTCTTCAGGCGTTGGGCATCTTTTGCCAGCCTGACAGCGCCCATACAGCGTTCGACGTTATCCACAAACCAGCGTTTGCCATAGACCACTACGATAGGGATGTTCTTGCCTGCAATGTACCCGGCATCCTCAAGCACCCGGCCACCCGACATGATGTATTTGCGAACTCGCATACGCTTAACACGCTTTTGCCGGACTTCGGTGGTGCCGATGGCCATCAGGGTTTCTTCAAGGGTCTCGTCGTTCTCGAAGTCAGCAGCTGTGTAACGTTCCTCGGTTCCATCAATGGCCTCAAAGATTCGGATTGTCTCGGTCTTTTCCTCAATCTTGTAGTACTCAGCCACGAACACGACATCAGGCGTTGCCCAATCAAACTCGTATTGGTGAATGATTTTCGGCCAATCAGTTGGGTCGTCGTTGTAAGTTTCTTTGTAGCTTTCGCGGGTCATGCTAGTGACCACGAACGCATACTTGGCGTCTGACTTGTCTTGGCGCTTGGCGTTTAGGTCAAAGAAGACAGAGCTGTCAGCATCAAATATGGGCTCCATGCGAATACGCTGGCGGTCGTCCTCGTCGTTTTCCTCGTCCTCGTACACGGTGCGAAGCCGCCATGCACCAATGCCGCCGCCCACTGCTTCTTCAAAGGCATTGTCGTAAGCCTCATCAGCAACTGAGGCCTGTTCGTCAGCACGGTACAGGCCATCACAAACCTCTGCAAGCCTTGCGTTGTCTGTGCCATCCTTGGACACGTAATCAACGGTGATGCGGTTGTTCCGATATTCATTGACGATGCGGATGACCGCCAGCATGATCTTGTTGACTTCGAACTTTGGCTTGTTTTCATACTGGTCATACAGTGGGCCTTCCCACTGAGCGCCGCAAAGGGAATAAAAACGCCTGTCCTGCAAGCACTGAAGGCGCTCATCACGCAGCGCAGTTTGGATGTCATTAAACTGGCGCAGGGCTTCGCTGTGTAGATTCGTAAGCCGTTGGTCGTTTGAAATTCTTGCCATGATTGTCCTTGGGTTGACCGATTTTCTACCATTTGTTCATGGTCGGCAACGGAGTGAAGTTCATCGTCTTGGTGCTTGCTGCACGCCTGACACCCTCACAAGCATATCTCAGGGCGTCAATAACGTGGTTCTTCTTGTCGTCAAGCACAGGCAGGATTCGCCCGGTCAGCGGGTCTGACTTGTAGCTGTACAGGCTGAGTTCGTCAATCGTGTGAATGCAGCGCGGATGCACCACCATGTCGTAGTTCTTCAGAAACTCGATGCCTTCCTCTACCGACTTTGGGCCTTTGACTGCTGTCATGATCTTTGGAAAGCCGTTTCGTTTCATGTGGCTGATTGTCTCCGGCCTGGCTGAATCTGCGACGATGGGCCAGCGTTCGGCCTCAGGCACTTGCATAAACAACTCGGGCGTGTTGATGATCTCGCACCCAACCATGTAGGCTTCATAGTCAATGTACAGCGTGCGACCAATGATGTGGCAGCGCACCAAGACAGTCGGGTCAACTGAAAAGCCCCAGTCTGCGCCAAGTCGATGAATGGCGTCTGGCGGTGCCTCGAAATCGTCAATCTTCCAGTTCTTAAACACCCTGGCGTTGCTGTTCCGTAGGTACTGACCCATCCAGACGTGCTGGTATTTGTCCGGGTCACGCCGCTTGTCATATTCCATTTCGTCTTTGAGGACTTGCGGAAACCACGGATTGTCACCAAAGTTCACTTTGATGACCTTGGCATCTACAGGCGGCTCTGGGCCTCGCAATAGGAAATCCACAGGGTCGCTTTGCTGTCTCGGGTTCCATGTGAACCAGAGCTCACTGTCAGGCTTGCGGATGGTTGGCCGCAGCAGGTCAAGGCTGGACTGACTCAGGCTTTGGGCTTCTTCTACCCAAGCGCAGTCGTAGCCTTCCAGCGACTTGATTGAGTCAGCGGTGTGGTTCTGCATGCCTTGGAAGATGATGGCCCCATCACTTTTCTTGGACTTGATGACAGAATCCTGGACTTCAAAGTAAGCCCCGGCGTTCATGGCCTCGATCTTGGTCTCCAGCAGGCGTTTGACCGATTGATTGAGTGACTTCTGAATCTCACGCACGCAGACCGAACGACGCTTCTGATCCATGATGTGCATTTCAATCATTAGCTCGGCAAACATATGTGACTTGCCAGAGCCTCGGCCACCCCATGCGCCCTTATATCGGCTGCCTTCCAGAAGCGGCAAAGCCCACTCTGGTGTCTGAATTTGCAGGGTCTTAACCATGCTTGACGATCACCCGCTCGATCTTTGCGAACTCCAGTGGAGCACCATCAGCTCCGGTGAGCTCATGCTTTTGGGTTTCTGCCCAGCGCATCTGGGTCTTGCTCCACCAGATGGCCGCTGTGGTGTCGCCTGCCATGACCTTTTGAAACAGCGTCTTGCCGACCTGGGCATTGGCTTTGGCTTTGCCGGATTGCAGTTCGGTTGCGAAGTGAGAACGCAGCGTGTCAATGTGAATGCCGTCACGCACCAGCACGGCAATCTGCTCGATTGGCAGGCCGTAGCCACTGAGGGCTTCAACCTGTTTGCGCTCTGCTGCCGTTGGGTCAAAGGCTGGTCGGCCAGCGCCTGGACGTGCGCCGCCATTGCCGCCAATCTTTTTATAAGTGGGTTTTTCAGTTTTTGTCATATTATTCCGGGCGAGTTATCACCCAGCCTGCAAACTCTCCAAAGCGAAAAAACTCGTGTGTATTTGGAACTGCGTTCTGAACAAAGCTGTACGGGATTGGCCTTTGTATGCCAGAGAGCGACAGCTCCTTGGCGATGATCTCATCAGACTTGATGCCTGTTGACACTTTACCTGCGATTGTCAGCCTGTGCATGACTGTTGAGAGATAACCTGGAGGCCCCTCGCACTTGTCAAGCAAGATGACAACACCACCTGGTTTCATTTTCTTGCACAAGTCTTGCAGCCAACGTTTTCGATCAACTGGCGGGAGAAACATCATCACCAGCATACAGACTGCAACATCAAACTCCTCATAGTCGTAGGTCATAGCGTCAGCAATCACTAACTTACCTGGAGCATCGTATTTATCGGCCATCGCTTCGCTATCGTCAATGGCGATTAGACGAGCATCTCTTGCCGTAATAACGTCAGCCAGAGCTCTACCTATGTTGCCAGTTGAAGCGCCTATGTCGTAAATCAAGCCCTTGTTGTGTAGGTAGTGCCTAGCAACGTGAGCGACAGCGCCAGTGGCGATGTCGTACCACGGGAGCGTCGCTTTAACGTGAGCATCGAATCCTTTAGCGACTTCAAGATTCTTAAAAGTCCAGTCATTTGGTATCTGCATTGAATACTCCAAGGTTGCAAATGTTTTCGGCTACGGCCTTCATCATCAAGGGCGCAACCATTCGTCCTAACCTCTCAACTTGCTGCTGATATGAACCAGTCAAAATGTAATCATCAGGGATTGACATAATGCGTTTGATTTCTGAAACGCTGAAAGCACGATTGTTCCAATGATAGGATTCCCGTGCGCCTATTTTCCCGGTCGTTGCCTTTATGCACGGTGATTGACCGTGCTGAGATGCTTTGACAAGAGTAAACGCTTTGTGATGTGTTTCGCCAGGTTGCAATGTTTTTAACAATCCAAGAACTTTAAATCTTGACAAATCAGTTTCCTGTTTGTCTTTTTCAGTGAAAGACAAGCCTTTAAAGGCATCAGACAGCGTGACAAGGCTTTTACTTGGCTCGGGGTGCACTTTATTTTTAAACTCTGGTCTCCAAACATCGTCACGTACTCCTATAAAAATTGCTCTTGTTCTTGACTGCGGTACGCCCATCCACTTAGCGTCAAGAATCTTGCAACTTACTTCATAGCCGCTTGCCCGCAGCTCTCGCAGAATTTCGTTTAGATAGCCTTTGGCCGTACCCTTTGCCAACCCGGACACGTTTTCAGCGACAAAGACTTTGGGCATTGTCCCTCGAAGAATTCGGATGTATTCGAAGAACAAATCCTCTACGTTTTTTTGCTCGCTATCAGAGTATTTTTTTGTTTTTCCCCAACCTTTTTCTCGTGCGCCAGCGGTCGAGAATGCCGAGCAAGGTGGCGATCCGTCTAGTAGGTCTAGCTCTCCCTTGGCTTTGCCGATCTCAGCCAGAATCTGCTCTGGTGTTAGTTTGCGAACATCGCCGGGCAAAATGATCGTGTCGGGCCAGTTTGCTTGATATGTAGTTATTGCCTCAGGGATGAATTCATTGATTGCTAGAACTTTGCCGCCAGCCATGCGGTAGCCAGTTGATGAGCCACCTCCGCCAGCAAATAGACTAACGGCTTCAAATTTTGGCTTGTTTATTGCAGCAGCCGCTTTAATTTCGGCAACGCTTGGAATTATGTAATCACTCATCGAATTCAAACCCACATCGAGGGCATTTGTGACCCATATCGGTTTCGTCTACCTCTTTAAATTCGTCTGGACTCTCTGGCTCGATCAGTTTGCCAAACATGACCTCTGTTAACTCGTCTCCCGTAAATCGTGTCATATCAAGAGCATAGTCAGCCTCATCGAGTGCGTGAAGCTCTAATTTCAGCATCTCCTCATCCCAGCCAGAATTTAATGCAATTTTATTATCTGCAATGATATATGCTCGTTTTTTGGTTTCGCTCCAGCCCCTGGCCACCATCACAGGTACTTCAGTCATCTTCAGCTTCTGAGCCGCCAGGGTGCGCCCGTGGCCTGCAATGATGCCGCCATCCTCGTCCACCAAAACTGGTGTCGTCCAGCCCCATTCCTTAATGCTGGCAGCAATCTGTGCGACCTGCTCGTCTGAGTGCGTGCGTGCGTTACGTGCGTAAGGAATGAGCTTGTCAATGGCCCACTTTTCGACTTTGTCTGCTGGATTCATGATGTCCTTAAAAAAAAGGGCCGAAGCCCCAAAGCTGGCAACT